ATGTGTACTGGATGGAGATGTCATATCGCCGAGAGCATATGACGATGAGACAAAGATTGTATGTAGAGCCGGAAGAGCTTGATGAATATAGTGATGACCAATTAGCAAAGGATGTGGCAAATGAGCCTTACGAATCAAATTCATATTCTTTCAGTTGCAACGGATGCATTTTACGAGCCTGACGAGCAAGCCATCCATAAGCGGATGCTCAAGCTGTATACGGCGCGAAGTAAGAATAAGACGCGGTTGCAAGGTAAACAGAAGCCGTGGGATGGCGATTGGCGTGTATCGGCATATAACCGGATTATCGCCAGTGAAAAAGAGCGACTGACGGCGCTGTTGGATAAGCGAGTGGCTGATGGCTGTGTGCGGCAATTGAATCAAGACGCCGTTAAAGATCGCAATGTCATCAATCTGTTTGAATCGAGCTTGACACGAGCGCTTGAAATTCCGACATTTACTCTAACATACGACATCATGGTTGTCAACGTGTTCTTTTTTCAGGTGTTTGAGAATTTGGTCAAACAAGGATTTATGTTCAATGGGGAGAGGTATATATTTCTCACGGCGTCGGCTGGCCAAATTCGTACAAAGCGCAGCTTGTTTATCAGAGAAGCGGCATTTAAGCGGGTTGAGCAGAAATTGATGGGCGGCTTGACCATTGAGAGTATCAATGAACAGGGCGGCATAAACACTAATAAATTCCTTGCTTATTTAGCGCTGATGAACTCGGCAACAGATGTATGGCAGGATTTCGATATCGACAGGGCGATTGTTGTTGATGATTGGGAGACGGCTGTGCCTGGGCTTGTAGACCATATTGATGGCGTTACATATGAAATCCGCCGAGAGCAGACAGAGACAGTTATCCCTCATATGGATGGATGTGGCATTATGCTGGATGGGCCGACAAGGATGGTGCGCGGGCCTTGGATTAAGGGACTGCTCGTCCAATTCCCGTTTGACCGATTCTTGCGGCAAAGATGCACACAAGACCAATGGTGGGTCACTGATATCTACGGCACTAAACATAACGTCATCCTTGAGGATATACGGTATATATTCACTAAGAGCCAATTCAAGCTGGCTAAATATTACCCAAGCTGGGAGTGCTATAAGGCGCGGTTCAAGGCGTATGGTTGCGAGATGTCGTATTGCAATATGGAGGAGTCGTTTATCCCAAAGAGCCGCATTAACTACCAGATGCTCCAGACGTTGAGCGATATGACCGATGCCGAGATTGAGCGCATATCGGCAAAGACTGTTGAGGAAATCCAGTCAATCGGCCAGGATTATCAAACGACCATGCGGTTGCTTGGTGCTACTGAATATAATCGTAACAGGTCGCCAATGCAAGAGGCATTGATGTTATATCCTGAATTGTTCAAGGATGTGTACAACAAAGAAATCCTTAAACAGACAAAAAAATCGCTGGTCAAGCAAGCTCGTGGCGGTCGGCTTAGAGTAAACGGCAAATATCTATTCTTGTCGCCTGATTTATATGCGTTCTGTGAATGGCTGTTTCAAGGCAAGCAGAATCCGCAGGGGTTGCTTGGAGATGGTGAGGTGTATTGCGCCGAGTATAAAGATGGTGATGAGCTGGCATGTCTGAGGTCTCCACATCTGTACCGTGAATGGGCAATCCGCAATAATCGGCGTAATGAGGAGCTTGACCGCTGGTTTGGTCAGACCAAGTGTATATATACCAGTTGCCATGATTTGATTAGCCGCTATTTGATGTTCGATTAGTTAGTCGCAGTCGAACCCTATGGAAACATAGGGATGTAAAACGGTGTGAACCTGTAAATGCAGGATGTCCGAAAGGGCAACGGGGAAAGTGAGTACAACCCCGTAGGAAGCTGAATGAATCAATCCTATAAGCAAGGAGGTGATACGATGTACAAAGAAGGAACGTATTGCGGATGTAAATATATTGTCAACGAGCATGGCGATTGTTTCACAGCCAATGGAAAAGGCAAGATGGTTCATCGAGATTGGCGGTACAACCACGACGGCTATCCTGTGGTGTCGGCTTGTGGATATAATCTTGACGGCAAGGCAATCCAGCGGTCGTTGCAGGTGCATATCCTTGTAGCGAAGCAATTCGTTGACGGATGGTTTGAAGGCGCTGAGGTCAACCATAAAGATTTCAACCGAGCTAATCCTGACGCAAGCAACCTTGAGTGGACGACGCATGGTGACAACATCCGATACTCTGCTGATGCTGGTAGATATGTCGGCAAGTTTGGTGAGGACAACCCGAACTATGGCAACGATACCTTGAGCAAGCGATATCAAGCCGATAAGGAGTTTGCTAAAGCAAAACAATCTCGGCCTCGTAAGCAAAATGGCAGAGCATGTCGATGTCAGCTCGTAACCGACCTATTCTTTGATGATGTGCGGCATATTTTTGATTGCCAGAGAGATGCTGCTGATTGGGTGATTGACGCCGTTGGGCTTGAGCCGACCGTCAACAGAGGGCATGTCATCAAACAACTTAAGCGAGAGCAAGGTTATAAAGGTTGGTATCTTGTGCAACTTTGATTCATTCAGAACCTCTATCGACTATCGAAAGGGTATAAGCCGACCGTATGGGTCGTTTGCTTAGAGTAACCGAGTAGAGTAGGGGATGGGTGAAATTCCCATCCCCGAAGCGCACCGAGCCTAAACGGGAAACCGCATGGCTATGATATAGTCAGTAACTCCTATGTGCGACGGAGATAAGTCCTTGGTTATCAAGGACAGAACCTTAACAAATGTGGCTAAGCGCAACATGGCCGATATCGTACCGCTTGCGTATGACCTTAAGAAAGCTAAAGGTGATATTATTACGCCTGCTTCGCTGTATGATGGTATGGTTACAGCGTATACTGGTGGGCGAATTGGGCCAGTTAGTAACAATATTACAAAAATTTGGAATAGCGGTGAGATAACTCAAGAGGAGATTGATGTGGTCAAGTGGCTATGCTTTGAAAATAATGCGGTCATAGACTTTGCCAAGACCAAATGGTCTCCGACAAGACCAAAACAAATCGACGCCATTATCCGCAAATATACCAAACACAATGTGCCAGATTTCTTCAAATACGCAAAAGACAAAGAAGATTGGCAAGTAGAGCCGCCCAATGACAGCACAATGAACCGAATAAGCAAAGCAATCCCTGATAGCCGCGTCAAATATAATAAGGCAATCCGCAAATTTGACTGGCGCGTATTGACAGATGGCGGAGAATATGCGGTTAATGAGGATGCGCTGGTTATTAAGTCGTATAATTATTGGGCGCGACACCAACACCGATTCAATGATGAGAACGACAATGTAAAAGGCGCGGATACATATGCCGTCATGATGATGCGCGAGCGGATATTGGCTGATAGTGGCGCAGATTTGTCATATGTAGTCAATAGCCTTGTGGCATATTTATATACTGTCAAAGAGGCAAGCAACAAGAAACTGCTGTGGGATTGCTTTGGATGGGATATCGTAAACAACATTCGGGTTAATGTGGCTGATTTAGGTAGAATTTGTCCTATTTGCGGGCGGCGGTTTAATCCGGCAGTACACAATCAGGCGTGTTGTAGCCCCGAATGTGCGCATACGGCAGACGTTCAAAATAAGCGGCTGGCGCGTGAAACGGTGAAGCCGATTGTGGCTGAACCCATTGAAAATACACAAAATCTTGTGTGTAACAATAACTGTGAAACATGACCAATAGGGAAAGGAGTAAAATATATGGGTAAATATCCCCGGTTATCGCATAAGGAAATACGAGATGAAATTATCAAACGCACCCATCAAAACCGCCAAGTTGTGATGGCGATTATGGATGCACATAGAGATATAATGCGGGAGGCTCTATGTAATGGCGTAGAGGTCGGTATTGCCGATTTGGCCATTTTGACCTTCCGCGACCACCCGCCTCGTCCAGCTGGTGAGTATTGGGATGGATATACAAAGACGCGGCATTACTTTCCTGACCGCCCGGGCTATTATACGCTGGCTGTGACGCCTAAAGAGCCGTTGAGACAGGGAATTAAGGCTGGCACTGTATATGGCAAAAGCTGCACCAAAGAAGAATGGTTGGCATGGTTGGATGAATACCATCCTAATACAAATCGCCGATTGAAATGGCAAGATGTCGAGGAGGCCGATGATGAGCAGCAGGACGAGTGATATTGAGTTGTATCGGCTGGTAGCTCGTGAGATTGATTGCACAGCTCAAACGGCGCGGCGATATGTAGATGCCATTGTTGAGGTTATTGCTAAAGAGGTCTATCTGAGTGGCTGTTGTCGTGTGCCGAATTTGGGCGTATTTGATGCCAAGCAGATTAAAGAATATATACAAAAGCAGGTAACGCCTGAAGGCGACATTAAGGAATACCTGGTGCCTGAGCATGTCAAGCCGGTGTTTACGGCGTGTGATACATTTGTCAATGACTGCAACATGAAGGGCGTGACAAAGAAGTACCGCAAGCGGGCTAAGAATAAGCAGTTGACGGTACGCGACCTTGAGCGTATTGCAAAGGCTGATGCTATTAATCGGCTGAAGAACGTGGCCGACAATGAGAAAGAACAGGCTAAGGCTGATTTTACTACAAAATTGAAGGAGATGAAAGAACAGCATGGCAAAATCGAAGAGGCTGATTAAGAAGCCATACAGCAAGTGTGTAGTGTCATATGTGCTGTTCTTGGCATCTGCCTTTCTGATATGGGCATGTTATGAGATGCATCGGCTGAACGATCTAACGCCGATTGCGTATATTGGCACTGGCGTCGTCGGCTTGATTGCGGCGGCATTGGGCTTTTATGTATGGCGGGCTAAGGCAAGTGATACATATGACCTCGCCGTGAAGAAGGCAAGAAAAGAACAGGAGCTTGGCGTCGTCCTTGATTTCGACGCTGACAATATTAACGTTAATATGTAAAAAAGGAGATTATAAGGTATGGATTGGGTACAGACTATTGTGAGCATCTTGAGCGGTCTGGCGGTGTGCATTCCTCTGGTTGTTAAGCTGGTTGAGGTTGTGCAGAAGGCCATCAAGGAACAGAATTGGGGTAAGCTGATGAAGTTGGTTATCGACCTGATGACCGAGGCAGAGCGCAAGTTCAGTGAGGGCGCTGCTAAGAAGGCATGGGTCATGGGCGAACTGGAGGCGGCTGTCAAGAGCATTGATTATCCCTATGACGATGCCGCTAAGGCCAGTGTCAGTAAGATGATTGATGATATTATCAAGGCGTCTAAAGAACTGAATGTCCCTAAGACCGAGCAGTAAAATATGAAAAAATTTGGCATTGATATAAGCCGCTGGCAAGGCGACTTTAATATGCAACAGGCCAAATCTGAGGGCGTGGAGTTCGTCATCGTCAAAGGAGGCGGTGGCGACTCTAGCCTATATGTAGACCGGCAATTTGTGACCAATTATAATAACGCCAAAAAGCTGGGTTTGCCAGTTGGATGCTATTGGTTTAGTAAGGCGCTAAGTAAGGGTCAAGCCGTACAAGAGGCCAATTATTTTTATGAGCAATGCCTAAAAGGCCGACAATTCGACCTGCCCGTATATATGGACGTGGAAAATAAGGCGATGCTGGCATTGGGCAAGCGGGCTTTGACGGATATTGTCAAGGCGTTTGTTGATACGTTGACGGCCAAGGGCTGGCTTGTTGGCGTGTACTCTAGCAAGTCGATGTTTACTAACTATATGTACGATGATGAGCTGGCGGCATATCCGCACTGGATTGCTCAATGGTGGACATCTTGCACATATCCAGGCGAATACGGCATGTGGCAATTTGGCGGCGAGACAAATCAAATCCGGTCTAATAAAGTGGCTGGTGTTGTATGCGACCAAGATTATATGCTGGTCGATTATCCCGCGACGATTAAATCGCAGGGATTAAATGGATATAAGAAAACAGAGGTGAGCAAAACGGCGACAATTAAAGATTTGGTAGCTCTGGCTAAGGGCGAGGTTGGATATCTTGAAAAGGCGTCCAATGCTCAGCTGGACGATAAGACGGCAAATGCGGGTGGTGCCAATTATACGAAATATGCCCGCGACCTTGACGCCATTGGATTCTATAATGGTAAGAAGCAGGGATATGCTTGGTGCTTTACAAAGGACGCATTGGTTTTAACTGATAATGGTTATAAGCGTATTCAAGACATTGAGATTGGCGATAGAGTATTAAGTGCGCATGGCGATAGATTTAATACTATTGTTAATGTTGACGTGCATGACGCAGAGGTTATCGACGCGCGTGTTTATGGTGCTCTACCATTCAGTGTGACGCCAGACCATAAGTTCCTGTCTCAAAAGCGTGTAGATAAATGGCATAGAAAGAAAGGGTTCAAAGAATGGGGCTTTAATGAGATAGCATCTCTTAATAAAGGGGACGTGATATCGAGTCCTCATACTCCTTGTCTTTATGAGAATGGCATGTCTTATGATGATATTTGGGTTCTTGGCTATTATGTAGGGGATGGATATTATAGTAGAGGCGCTTTTGTTGTTTGTGCAAACAATGACAAAGCAATAGAGCTTGAAAAACATATTGATGCACGTAGAGATGCCGACTATGATTCTCGTACATGCTTACAATACACCCTTCATAAAACCGGACATGAGGAGCTGTTTGAAGCTCTAAGAGATTGTGGGATTGGTGCGGCAAACAAGAGAGTCCCTTCTTGCGTACTCTTTGGCGACGAAGAAACTAAGCGCGTATTTCTTGATGGATATTTAACTGCTGATGGAAGTGGAGACACTTTTAATTCTGTTTCTTCCGAGCTTGTGACGGGAATCGCTAGAGTTTTGTTTGACTTAGGACTTGGCTGTGCTATTAACGTTCAAAGGAGACCGGCACAGGGCAAGATTTTTGATAAGCGTCTCAATGCTTACCGAACGTTTAATCAACGAGAGGTTATTTATAATTGCGGTATCAACCAAAACGATGACGAATGGCGTCAGCCTTTCATTCAAAGAGATAAAGATGTACTTGTGCCAATCAAATTCAAAGGTGAATACCTAAGAAGTGATGTTGTATACACCTTATCTACTGACGGCGATCATACATACACGGTAAATAACCTAGGTGTCCATAATTGTGACACCTTCAATGATTGGTTGTTTGTCAAGACGTTTGGTGTAGATGAGGCGATGCGGCTGTTGTGTCAACCGCCTAAATCGCTGGGTGGGATGGAATTCTACGATGTGAACTTCTCCTATATCGACTTGGGAGACATGTCGGAGCATTATGTGTCGGTTCCCGAACAGGGCGGCGGCAAACTG